ATTGATAATAATGGAACATTAGAACACTTGACAACTGCTGTGAAAAATGTTATACTGTAACTGTGATTTTTTGATGGAGAATATTAATGAAACTTTCTAATGATACGCTTGCTGTACTAAAGAATTTTGCCAGTATTAATTCTGGATTAGAATTCAAGTCCGGCAACATTCTTTCAACTATGTCTCCTGGCAAGACCATTCTTGCCAAGGCAACTTTGAAGGATAACTTTCCTATAGATTTTTGTGTATATGACTTGAATCAATTCTTGTCTGTACATTCACTCTATAAGGATGCGGATATTGATTTTGATGATGTTAATGTTGTTTTCAAGAGTGGTAAGTCAAAGATTAAGTATCGTAAGACAGCTAAAGAAATGATTATTACTGCACCTGAGAAGGAACTCAACCTTCCTTCTGTTGATGTTTCGTTCAAACTAACCGAAGAGTTGTTTGCTTCTATTAAGAAGAGTGCAAATGTACTACAGTCACCAAATATTGCTGTTGAATCTGATGGTGAAAAGATTTATCTGACTTGTTTTAATGCAAAGGATGATTCTGCTCACACCAATTCCATTGAAGTTGGTGATTCCTCAGACAAAAAGTTCAAGATGGTATTCTTGGAAGAAAATTTGAAGATGATTCCTGGATCATATGATGTAGAAATCTCTTCTAAAGGCCTTGCATCGTTTAAAAATACGACACAAGAAATTGACTATTGGATTGCCATTGAGGCAAAAGATTCTATTTTTGGGGTATAATATATGAGTTTAGTGTGGTTAACTGATGCAACAACTAATGCAAAGGTTGCTGTAAATCCGAAGTTTGTTATTGCTGTTTTTACACCGAATGATGGCCCAGCTGAAGGAAAGACCGTTCTTAGTGTTATTAATGGTTCAATTCCTGTTAATGAAACAGAACTTGAGGTTGTTCAACTGATTAATTCGTCGGGAGATTAATTGATGTCTATTTCTGTTCAAAGTTTGTTTGGAACTTTTGATGAGAAAGAACTGAAAGCACTCAAAGGTTGTATTACTGAAATGGTTGAGTGTATGCAGAAAATTAATTCTGAAAAGGAATTGTTAAAGGACATCGTAGATGCTTCTTACGATAAGTTTAAGATTCCTAAGAAGATTATCAAGAAGATGGCTAATGTGCAATACAAGCAATCTTTCCAGGAAATGGTTTCTGAAAATAATGAGTTTGAAGCTTTGTTTGAGGGTATCAACGAAGTAAAGTAAATTTTTGGTGCCCCTTCGGGGGCATCTTTTATTATGGAGCATTGAATGTCTGAACATATGTTGTGGGTGGAAAGATATAGACCCACTAAAATCTCTGATTGTATTCTTCCGGAATCAATTAAATTTACTTTTCAAGAATTTGCTAATCGCAAAGAAATTCCAAATCTTTTACTTTCAGGTGGTGCTGGAGTAGGTAAAACGACAGTAGCTAAAGCACTTTGCATCGAAGTGGGTTGTGATTTTATTGTAATCAATGGTTCTGATGATCGTGGTATTGCAGTTATGCAGACCACAGTGAAGAATTATGCAACCTCAATGAGTCTGACTGGAGGTCGCAAGGTAATCATTATTGATGAAGCTGACAATCTTACAACAGATGCTCAAAAGGCTTTGCGTGGTATGATTGAGGAAGTTTCTATCAATTGTTCCTTTATCTTCACTTGTAATTTCAAGAACAAAATTATCCCACCTATTCATTCTCGTTGTACTACTATTGATTTCAAGTTGAATGGTAGTAAACAGAAGGTCGCTTCACAGTTCTTCAAAAGAGTAGAAGGTATTCTGCAACAAGAAGGTGTGGATTACAATAAAGAAGTTGTTGCAAACATTATTACCAAATTCTTTCCTGATAACAGAAGAGTTTTGAATGAACTACAAAGATATTCTATTAGTGGTAAAATCGATGTAGGTATTCTTGCTTCAACTTCAGATGTTAGTGTTGTTGAACTGGTCAAGAGTATTCAGGATAAGGACCTTAGGTCTGCCAGAAAGTGGGTTGTCAATAATTTAGATAATGATGTGTCCACAATGCTTCGTAGATTATATGATGGTCTTTATGAAGCATTAAAACCACAATCTGTTGCACAGATGATTATAATTATTGGTACCTGGCAATACCGTGGTGCATTTATGGCTGATAATGAAATCATTATGATGTCCTGTATATCGGAATTGATGTTTGAGGTGGAGTTCAAATAATGCCTGATTTATTCAAAGAAATTCTTCCGTCGATTCTTCAGAATAAGAAGAATGTATTTGAAAATGGTGATTATTCCGATTATTTACCTTTTATTGTAAACCGTGCTCTGTCTTATCATTCAGATTGCCTTCTTTATGCTGCTGAAATGAGTAAACTATCTCATTTAGATAAAGATATTCAATATCAGTATCTTATAAATACAATAAGGTCTTATAAACGCAACTTTCAGAAGTGGCAAAAAGTTGAGGCTGTGGATGATTTGGAATGCGTTAAATCTTATTTTGGTTACTCCAATCAAAAAGCAAAGGAAGCATTGCGTATTCTTACTGATGAACAAATCGCTGAGATTATAAGAAAAACAGACAAAGGCGGAGTGAAAAAGTAATGATTAATATTTCGGATTTAGTTGAAGTAAAATTGATAGAGGAAGATGATTTCCTCAAGGTAAGAGAAACGTTGACTCGTATTGGTGTTGCATCCAAGAAAGACAAAATTCTTTATCAATCCTGTCATATACTTCATAAACAAGGACGTTACTATATCGTCCATTTTAAAGAGTTATTTGCACTTGATGGTAAGCCTACTGATATTTCAGAGAATGATTTGGCCAGAAGGAATGCAATCGCTAAACTGTTAGAGGACTGGGGTTTAGTTGAACTTGTTAATAAAAACCAGATTGAAACGCCTGAACCTATTTTCCTTTCTCAAGTTAAGATTATTTCACACAAAGAAAAATCTGAATGGGAATTGATTCCGAAATATAATATCGGAAAGAGAAAAACAGCATAAATAGTTTTAATCCCATCGGGATGGGACGCACAGGGTTCTGCCTTAGGACTGGAACCGCCTTGCCGTAGGAGCGTATGCCTACGCCGGATCGGTAACCGGCAACTATCACGCCTTCGGGGTGATATTTTATTAACAACTCGCTTTATAAGGAGAAACAAAATGACCTATACATATGGCAAAAGCCTACTTCCGTCAACTGTTGGATTCGAACGTTTATTCTCAACTCTAAATGAGTTTGATGAACTTCTCGGTAATAAGAAACCATCAACATATCCTCCATACAACATCGTAAAATTTGATGATGATAATTATCAAATTCAGATTGCTGTCTCTGGTTTTTCAAAAGAAGATATTGTTATTGAAACCAAGAATAATCAACTTACTGTAAATGGTGCAATTCAAACAGAAAGCACCGATTTTGAATATCTACATCATGGACTTGCATCAAGAGATTTCAGCCATACATTTAAATTGTCTGATACTGTTTTTGTAAAATCTGCTGATATTATTAATGGTGTGTTGAATATTAACTTGGAAAATATTATTCCTGAGGAAAAGAAACCAAGAAAAATTCCCATTGGTGAAGAAAAACTATTGACTTCTGAAAAGAAGTAGTATAGAATAAAGGGGAAGAAATTCCCCTTTTTTATTTGGAGATTTGATTATGAAAACTAAAAAGACAGTCAAACAATTTGTTTCCAAAGTTCGTCCACTCGGAAATCTAACAGATATATACTACACATCGTCTAATTGGAAGCCAAAAACCATTGATGGTGTGGAATTCGTATCAGTAGTAAAATTAAATCCGATAGAATTTCCAATGAAAACTCAAACAGTTCATTGGATGCGTAAAGATAACTTGGAGACTGTAAAGTAATGGCATTAAAAACTTCAAATAAAAATCGTAAGAAGGTTGAACAGGAAAAAGTTGAAGAAGTAATTTATTATAATGGTTGTGATGATAAAATCTTCACAAAACACTATGTTATGGCTTTCATTGTATTGACAATTTTTATATTTGTTTTCATTTAAAACTATGGTGATATATTATGCGACTTGATGGATTTGTACCAAAAGCCTGGGGTCATGAATTGATATGGGCCACCAACGATAAGTATTGTGGTAAACTATTAAAGTTTAATGCTAAATCTGAGTTTTCAATGCATTTTCATGCAGAGAAGGATGAAACTTGGTATGTTTTGGATGGTAAATTTATTGTGAGATATATTGACACCAAAGATGCATCTCTTCGTGACCGTTACCTTGAACCAGGAGACACCTGGAGAAACAAACCGTGTGAACCACATAAGTTGATTTGTATCACAGAAGGAACGATTATAGAAGTCTCTACCGCAGATAGTGTTGAAGACAACTATCGAATTGCACCTGGTGATTCACAGAGATGAAACAAAAATTTATTGATGCATATATGGATGTTGCACATCGCTTTGCTGAATTATCAACAGCAAAGCGATTACAAGTTGGTGCTATTATTGTTAAAGAGGATCGTATAATATCAATAGGATTTAACGGCACACCTGCTGGTTGGACTAATGAGTGTGAACATTTTGTTGATAATGGTGTGCGCTCTGGATTTTTCACGAAAGATGAGGTAATTCACGCAGAAGCTAATGCAGTTGCCAAACTTGCCAAATCAACAGAAAGTGGTGTGGGTTCAACTATGTTCCTTACACATTCACCGTGTATTCATTGTGCAAAACAAATCTATACAGCAGGTATAAATAAAGTTTTCTTTGCGAAACATTACAGGGATAATGCAGGCATAGAATTCCTTAAAAAATGCAACATAGAGGTAGTTGAATGGAACATTGGGGAAAACATCTAATCGCAAACGTCAAGGCTTGCGATATCAAAAAAGCAAAAGATCCTAACCATATCAGAGAATTTACTAAAGAACTTGTTAGGGAAATTGATATGAAACCTTGGGGTGAACCAAAGGTCATTCATTTCGGCGAGGGTGAACTAAGTGGTTGGACTGTATCTCAATTGATTGAAACTTCAAACATTATGGGACATTTTATTGATAGTAATGGAGATTTATATTTGGATGTTTTCTCCTGTAAAGATTTTAATGAAAATGTTGTAGTTGAAATGTTAAAGACTTGGTTTAATCCAGAAGATATTAATACTATTGTTTTGATGCGGGATGCAAGAAAGACTTGACAACACTATATACTTTGTGTATAATAAACGAATAATTCGGGGATCGTCTAATTGGCAGGACATGGTGCTTTGAACTCCAGAATCTACGTTCAAATCGTAGTCCCCGAGCCAATTTAAATGAGGTTAAAATGGTAACATCAAAAGATTGTTTGAAAAAATATGGGGATCCTTCAAGAGAAACTAATATGGTTGTCTGGGATGTTCCTACTGAATTGGAACATGGCCATATTCCAAAGAAGATTTATTGTAATAAGGATTTAATTGGTCCTCTCACACAAGCATTTAAAAACGTTAATGGCCGCGGCCTCGCTGAACAAATTAAAACTTGGGACGGTTGCTTCAATATTCGTAAGAAGCGCGGTGCAACATCATCATCACTTCACTCTTGGGGCATTGCAATCGATATCAATGCTGCTTGGAATGGTTTTGGAAAACATCCTACAATGAGTCCGGAACTAGTGAAGTGTTTTACTGATGCCGGTTTCGACTGGGGTGGAGTGTGGAAGAAACCTGACGGAATGCACTTTCAATTATCTAAATTGCCATGAGCCGAGAAGCCGGTAAAGGTTCAAGTCCCAGACCATTTTCAGTAGACCGTAAAAAGTTTGAAGACAACTGGGACAGAATTTTTAGTAAAAAGAAAGAAGAAGAAAAGAAAAAGGATAAAAAATGAAAAAGTTCTTATCTTTAATGTTATTTTCACTTTGCGTACATGCACAAACTCCTTATTCTCCATTACAAACACCTGTACAATCTAAATTACCATTAGTGCAAGATCCTAATTTGACTCCGGGTACAGTAGATTTAAAAGGTACAAAAGGTAATGTTTGTACTATTGGATATACCAAAACTGTTCGAAATGTTCCACAATCACTCAAAAGAAAAGTTTTTGAATTATATAATATAGATCCAAACAGTGATAAGTTTGAAGTGGACCATTTAATTTCATTGGAGTTGGGTGGGTCTAATGATATTACCAATCTATGGCCACAGAGTTACACTACTTTCCCCTGGAATGCTAGAGATAAGGATGCATTGGAAAACAAGTTACACAAAATGGTCTGTAAAGGAGATATTTCTTTGACAGATGCACAGAATGAAATTTCTTCAGACTGGACTAAGGCATACCTGAAATATATGAACAAGTGAGAGTTTCGCCTCTATAGTATAACACCAATTAAAAAACCACCCTTTGGGTGGTTTTATTTTATAATTTATTCAAAAGGGGGATATATTCCATTTACACAAATAATGTATTTGGGTTCATTGCCCCAACCATTATTCAGAACCGATGGTGGATTTGGTCTTAAATCGGGCAATTTAAAATTGTTTTTACCATCACCACCATATGCAAATCCAATAACCGCAAAGAGTGGTTGATACTGTTGAACTTGTAAGGTTTGTCCTTCACAAAACATATAGTCAGAAAAGCAACGTTGGCCAGCAAACTTTTTGATTACACCAATAATTTCATCCATAATTTTCTCCAATCATGTATTAAAAATAATATATAGTTGATAAGGCAAGTAATAACAAAGGAAATTTATGAAAAACTTCAATCTGGAGGAAGTAAAGGAATTTATCTCAGCACAATCCGAAGAAACAAAAATCTATCTTGGTGCGGATTCTGAAAGATTTAAAATAAAAGGTATATGGTATGCTGATTACACATTGGCTGTAGTTGTGCATATAGACGGCGAACATGGTTGCAAAATTTTTGGTGATGTTATTCGTGAAAGAGATTATGACCAAAAGAAAAACAAACCATCAATGCGTCTTATGAATGAGGTATATGCCGTATCGGATTTGTTCCAAAGTTTATCTGATGTTCTTGAGGATCGGCATGTAGAAGTCCATTTGGATATCAATCCAGATTTGAGATATGGTTCTTCTTGTGTCGTGCAACAAGCTATTGGTTATATCAGAGGAACTTGTAACTTAGAACCACATATCAAACCAAATGCTTTCGCTGCGAGTTATGCAGCCGATAGATTAAAACATGTTTTGGGTGCAGCTTGACAAAGTACGAATCATTTGATATAATGGTTCCGTAAAGTGAATGAAGCGGGTATGGAGAAATTGGTAAACTCAGCAGACTTAAAATCTGCCTCCTTCGGGATTGTCGGTTCAAGTCCGACTACCCGCACCAATTTTTAGAAATGTATTGTCAAGGTATCGTGTATGGACGCATACACTATTCGGGTTCAACTGGCGAGGAACGAATCCTGAGATAACTGACTAGTCGCTTCGGAGAGGAATGCAACCTTACTCCCAAATAGGTCAGACAATACATTTCTAAAGAATACGGGCCTTTAGCTCAATGGTTAGAGCAGTGGACTCATAATCCATAGGTTCTCGGTTCAAGTCCGAGGGGGCCCACCAAATTCTGCCCATAGCTCAGTTGGATAGAGCAACAGCCTTCTAAGCTGTCGGTCAGGGGTTCGAATCCCTTTGGGCAGGCCAAATAAGTGCTTGACAAAAGAAGATATATAAAGTATAATGTTTAAACAATGCGGGATTAGTTTAAAGGTAGAATTGATCAATTCCATTGATCAGGTGTTGGTTCAAATCCAACATCCCGCTCCATTTTCTATAAAAAAATGAAATTAGATGTAGATCATTTTAAAATTGCAACAATAGATGATGAAATAATACAAGATATTCTATACACCATACACGAAGATGATTGGAATTTTTCTAATTATAGAAAAACAGCATCAAATATGCAGTATACAGATTCAATTCCAATTATTCATACTCCACTATGTGCATCTGGTATTAATTCTTTAGAAGCAATAAAAAGTATTAGAAAAGAAGACTTATATGATAAGTATTTTCCAAAGATTGAACCTGTTCTTAATATACTAAAAGAATATTATACATTTAAACAATACGCAATATTCATATCCAGATTACATCCACATAAAAGTATTGGAATGCATAGTGATAGTGGTAAATTTCTAGAACTTTGTCATAGAATCCACCTTCCACTACAAACAAATGATAAAATTTTCTATATTATAGAAAACAATAAGTATAATTGGGAACGAGCAAATTTATATGAATTTGATAATCTACTAAATCATGGAGTAGAAAATAATTCAGATGAACATAGAATTCATCTAATCATTAATCTATATAATATACCAGACGAAGATTAATCTAAAAGCTTGACAAATCAAATAATCAAGAGTATAATATAAAAATAATGCGGAAGTAGCTCAGTGGTAGAGTGTTGATGCTCATAAAAAGAATATTTCTAATTCCATAAAAGAATGGCATCAAAGACGTAAGAATTCGCGGGTAGATAGGTGAAGGGGCCACCAACAGCCTTCCAAGCTGATCCGAAAGGGCGGAGTTCGACTCTCCCTACCCGCTCCA